AAGGGGGTGGCGGCATGATCTTCAATCCGACGAGAGGCGGAGGAAGCGAGAAGGAGTACACGATCACGGCGTTGGACGACGAAATCTTCCTGAGCGCAACCAGACTAAAGCCGGGGCACGTATTACAAGTGCAGGCACCCGATAACTCAAGCAGCGTTCCTAAAATGAGATTCACAGATCCGGATACCGGGGATCTGGTCATCATACGAGGGGCACAAAGAGAAGTTGCTTTCGTAATGCCCTGCGCCGATGTGGAAATTACTTACTAAAACAAGGAGAAGAGTATGAGCACTATTTTGAAAGCAAACAACACCGAAACGCCGTGCGAGGCGGCGGAGCACTACCGCGACAGCGCGTGGGGACGATCAAGGCAAGCGCGGCGGAGGTTGCCGCCCTGCTGCCGAGCAATGCGCCGTGGTCGCTCATTGAGCGCGAGGACGTGCTGGACGAGCTCGGCGCGCCGACGGGTCAGACCGTCGACCACGAGCGAGACATGAGCGAGTACAGCCTCAGCGGCGACATCACCGACCACCGAGACGGAAGGGTCAGCATCAAGATGGGCAAGCCAACGGAGACGGAGACCGCCGTCGGTGCGGTGACCGCCCTCACGGGCGAGGTCGTGACCATGGCGCGCGCCGCAGAGCTGCGACCGATGATTGAGGCGGCGGCAATGAGCCTGCCGGACAGCGACGCAGCAAAGGCCGTTGAGCTGTTCCCGCGCTGGGCGGATCACATCGGCGAGACCGTCAAGCCCGGCGACCGCCGCAGCGATACGGACGAAAGCGGCGTGCTGCACGTCTACCGCGTCAACAAAGGTCAGGGCCACACCACGCAAGAGAACTGGCCGCCCCTGCCATGTGGACAATCATCAACGTCGACCACGCGGGTACCCAAGATGACCCGATTCCGGCCGCTCGCGGCATGGAGTACGAGTATGGTCTTTATTACAAAGACCCCGAGGACACTAAGTTGTACCTGTGCGAGCGTATGGGCGAGGCCGCGGGCGGGAAGATCACGCTGCAATACCTGCCGCACGAGCTGGTGGGCAGCTACTTCAAGGCGGTGAGCGCATGAGACTGCTGAAAGCGATCCGCGACGCAGACGCGCTGCGCCCGAACAAGATGAGCACGCCGCGCAAGGCGGAGATGCTCATGGAGCTGGAAGCCCGCTTTGCCGA